TGAAAACTCAAACGTATTTGATTGCGTGTCGATGTAGCGTTGCATCATGGTCACACGTTGATCTACATCATGCAAATGATGTGCAGTGGTATGATCACCAATTTCCAACCATTCAATCCTACCATCGGTATTGACTCGTACTGCAATGCCAGCGTCACGGCCAAATCCTGTAGCTCTTATAAGATCTCGATTGGTATGTATTTGCCGCCAGTTAGAATACTCCCCGGCTTGAGAAATTGGCACAACAACCACAACACTTACTGTGCCTGGATCCAGCAACAAATTTAGGGCCATTAACCTAGTATCTCCGCAATCTACTATCAACTGATTGTTTTCTTGATGTGCAAGTATGGGTTTGCGTATAGCCTCTGAACCCAATCTCTGATAGATCCAGTTGGCTCTCATGAGCCTTGCTGCTTCGTCTTGTTTCATTGCAGGCCACGAAAATAAATTTCTGTTATTATAATGTAATTCGTTGTTAACTACTTCCACAGTCCTCTGCAAGGTACAAACTGGTTGCAGATCTTCTGCTGGCCATTGAGTATGATAAAACATTGCCCACTGATCGCCTAGTGCTTGTTCAATTGTTAGTTCCATGCAGTATTTACGGATTAAATACTTTGATGAGAAATTACCTACAAATTTTTAACGACACACTAGGGCCAATGGGGTTTGACATTGTTGAAGGATATGATGCTGCCAAACGCCCATACGGTGGCGACGACCACGGCTGGCCCTTGGAATTGCCTGAATGCAAGTTTACAGAAAAAACTCTAGTGGTCATACATTTTCCTGACTTTGTTACCATAGACGAAGACGGATTCTGTTTAGAATTAGACAAGATTGAAAAATTTTATGGCAAAAACTCGCACAGAGTTTTAATCACTCATTGGACCCACGACTTAGAAAAATTTCACAACGGGTCTCTCAATTTTATTAAGTTTAGCAATCACAATGTAGAAACCAGTGTACAATTACGCGAGAGATTTGATGAGTGGAAGCACATACTTGACCAACCCAGACCATATGCCTGGCAGTGCCTCAATGGCAGAATCTGTGCGCATCGTCGAATTGCTGTGGACATTTTAAAAGACTTTGAAAATGGCTGGGTAAGTTTAGGTATGGATATTCCACTACCTCAACATCCATATGATTGTTACCCTGGCACCGAAAACCATCCTGGCACCGAAAACGATGATAATTTTATAATGTTGGATTACGTTTATGGGTCAACTGCTGTCAACATTGTGACAGAAACACAATTTTATCAACCCACAGGCATTGTGACAGAAAAAACATTTCATGCATTGATAGCCGAACAGATACCTATCATAATTGGATATAAAGGAATTGTAGAACATTGTCGACAGATGGGATTTGACATGTTTGATGACTTAGTAGACCATAGCTATGATACCATACCAGGACCAGAGAGAATACACGCGGCAATAGAATTAAATCGAGATCTCATACAGGGCAAAATAGATCTTGCACCCTACAAGCAACGATTACAAAGAAATCGTGAATATGTGTTGTGGGGATTAATAGATAAAATGCAAGCAGACTTTGTTGCTGACGCTCGAAAATTAGCTGATAAGTTATTGCCTAGATATGCCTCGTAGGAACTTTTCAAGGTCTCCGTACAAAGAATACATCATGGCTTCCTTGCTGCCAAACAATAATAGTTTGGGCTTCTTGCCAAGAAAGATGTAGTAAGGACATGTGAGTTTGCGATCCAATGTCAATAACTGTCCAGGCAGTGCTGGCATACTAGGCGGCACATCAAACTCGTAGTGTGCAATCTCTAACTGACTAAACACAAAAAAGCCTTCAGCAGTTAATCGGAGGCCGGCATGTTCATCGGGATTCTTCCACCAGTCTTTTAGTGCATCATCTAATGTGGGCATGAACTCCCACTTCAATTGATCTAATAGCTGTTGAGTGAGTGTGATCTTATTGGGCATTGGGGAACACTTGCGCCCCTTGCGTTAACAGTACCACACTGAACTTGTCTGTTTTAAACTGTGCGTTGAGTTTACGAGCCAGATTAATTGCGTGGCCAGGGTTTGAAAAACTGACCTTTTTGTACTTGGGTCCAGGATACTGCGTCAGCATGTTGCTGGTCTTTAGGTTGATAGGTTTCGAGTCGTAGAAAACAGCCCACACCCCTTCCGACGCCAGCACTTGCTCGGTCTTGTAAGTTTGTTTGTTTGTGTGTTCTATTAACACACTGGGTTTAGGTCTGCTCATTGATAAACTCCTAGCATTATTTATGCTAAAAACTGGGTACTTTAAAAAGTACCTCCAGTCAATTCAACCTTTACTACCTCATCGCCTTTGCTTTGGTCTTCACGTAGTTTCTCAAGAACCAGCAGTAACTTGGTGATATCTGCGTGTAAATCTTTGGCGTCTCGAAGACTCAAAGTGACATCTCTGCCACCGCGACTTTCTTGTGCCTTGATCAAGTCAATAAAACGATTTATGTGCAAACTCATTTGTTTTCCTTTTGTAGTTCAGCCATCTTCTCATTGTACCTGGCCCAATAACTGTGGTACACAGCATGATTCTCTTGACTGATAGTATTCATCCATTTCAAATGAACTTCTTGATTGCGCCACTTGATCTGCACATTGTACTGATCAGTTCTGTCATGAAAACAGTCACCAGCGGCAATGGCAGCGTGTACAGCTTCCTCGTGTATGCGATCCTGTTCCAGCCATTCGGCATTTTCTTCAGGAGTGAGATATTTTTCTCCCCACTCATTGATGGTAATAGTGCCGTGCTTGACTGTGATTACTTTGTCGTAATCAGGATCTTCACCAAAGGTGGTATCAACTCGTGTCGTCATTTTTTCAAAAACGGTTTAAGATTAGGTGCCGTCCAGCCCACTGGTTTAAGCACTTTGCCATCTTCGCGCTTGCGTACTTTGCCAGTTTCTCGATCAATCTTGGCAAAGTTAGTTTGCATAACTTCTTTCCACGCACCTTCTGCGTCCATGCCTGCTGAGTGTATAGCACCAATAGTAACAACCAAAATATCAATCAGTGCATCCAGTTGTTCTTCGTGGTTATTCTCGTCTACTGCTACCTGTAGTTCCTTGTATTCTTCTGTGATCAAATCACGATACATTTTGTACTGTGCGTCGTCGCTAGTGACACTTTGGTCGCAAGCTCGCATGAATTTTTCTTGATCACGAAACGGATTTGTCATTTAATTTTTCCTTTATCCATATGCCTAATTCACGGGCAATTTTGTTGTGTCCGTCGATGTTGGGATGACATAGATTAGGACGTATGTATTCATGGTTAGATATATTATACCAATCTGTATCATCTAACTGTCGATTGATATTTAATATGTCAGTTAGTGTCTTACTATAAAATAAATTTTGATTGATTACATCATGGTCTGGAGTCTTGTCCCAGTTGTTTACAAATAAAACTTGACACCCATAAACTTTGCAAAATTGCTGTGCCGCTAATATATTTCTTATGCGATTAAATTGATCTAGCTCGTTACTATGGATGTACTTGTAGTATGCAACCGATTCAGCACCTTCTGATGTGGGGTGTATTTCTCTAGGCTGGGAATCAATGTACATAGATCGAGATACACCAGTTAAACAAAATAGAACTAATGTATGAGTCCAGTTGATGTTTAATTTATTGTGCAATAATCTATACACAGCTTGATCAGCACTAGTGGACTGCTGAGATAAGTTTATTGATTCTGCGTCTAGATGCTCTGCAATCAATACTGGAAACGAAACAGCGGGATCAGAAAGCTCTGCTCCAGCTGGCCAACTGTCACCTATTGTCACTAGATGTTGTAGCATTATTGGCTTCTTCTTTAGAGTGGAAAGGTCCTTGATACTTGTAGCGTTCAAGTACAATTAGTTTGGGGTTTTGTACCGGTTTCCAGTTGCGATGTTGTTTGATCATGTACCATCCAGCGGCGTACCATGATTTACTTTTGGTGTCTTTGGTAAACAATGGTAATTTGTGCTTAACGTCCCAGATAGGATTGTGTGCCCTGCATCCAGTGGGATATCCATGAACCACATCCATGGCCGGCTTGGTTGTTTTCTCTGCTGGCTCGAATTCCACATTCTCACGTTTGCGCAACATGGGAATGGTTTTGTACAATCCTGTTTTGTTCTCAATGGTTATTTGATAACCATCATTGACTGCTTGAATATTGCCAACTTTTTGGTCGTCTTTTTTCAAGATCCAATATTCGTTATCAACTACTGGTTTGGCGTGTATCATTTAATACTCCTTTGTATGTTTCGTTCAACCATTTGCCAAATGACTCTGCTGAATCACTGCACTTGGTTAACTCATATTTGCCACAGAACTTAAGAAAGTGACTGCCCACTTGTCCCACATCCTTGTGACTAATTTGTTCCCGGATCACAGCATCCACTGTGGCTTTAATGTCATCCGGTTGTGCGTTGAGATCGATCAATGTACAGTTACGTTCATAATCGTCTAACACTCTGTGCTCAACACCATTGTGGTCTGACCAACGTTGCAACATCATGTTGTTCCATGAGTATCCGCGCTTGTCTCTGTCGGCAAAGGCCTCACGGAGACCAACTTTATTCTTTGTCCCTTTTTCACGTACTCCCGGATAAGCAGAGAAGACATTGTCGGAGGTGTCGCCACGCATGCACTTCTCAAATAATAGCCAGGACGGATCCGGGATGGTTTTTGGTTGTTTAGTTTTTTTATCTGTAACAGGCTTACCCTTGGCATCAAATATGCCCTCCAGTGTGATCAGTTCGTCTGTGATACCGTTATATTGATTGACATTTTTGGCAACCAGTTGCACAAAATCTGTGTCTGAACTAACAATTACGTGATCGTCTTGGGGGTGTAATGAGATCCAACGTGCAATGATGTCATCTGCTTCGGCTGTTGCGCAACGGATCACACTGCAATTGGTTTTGTCTGACAAGTATTTAGTCAGGTTGTCATAGGTTTCCCAAAACAGCTTGTCCTCTTCTGCTTCGTCTTCGGTCATTTTACCACGTGCTACAGAACGGTTCTTTTTGTAGGGCTCGTAAAAGTCCTTGCGCCAGCTACGCCCTTCCAGTGCGAAAACCACGTGATCTGCTTGAAAACGCTTGGCCACTTTGTTAGAAGCCATCATTGTAACGTGTAACGCAAACCCCAGTTTGGTCCAAGTGTCACTGGCTCTGTGGGCACCGTGACGTGCTCGGAAAAACATGTTTGCTGTGTCAATAAGTAGGTATTTCATTAGGGTCTAATAGTTGGTTGCGTTTAATGTATTGTAACACATATTCCGCCCAATAGCAATGGGCATCTGGCCCAAAATGCCAACTATCTGGATTAACCGTTTTGAATCCTTGTCCACGCAATACCGAATTGTAAGTCATTTCGTCATCATACGGGTGCATGTAGCTGACGCCCCAGGTTCTTTTGTGGCAAATACCACCAAAATGGCTGTTGCCATTAAACATCACATGACGTATGCCCAGATCATCTAGCTCTCGGTGAAATGCCCAAATCTCTCGGTGGGCACGTTGTCTGCACTCTTGCCAATCTACATCGATGACAAATTGTTTGTAGCGTTGTTGCAGGGCTTCTGGAATATCATCAATCCCCGATGCATTCACTTGGAAGTCGTGGCCTTCATGCCACCACTCTTCTCTTTCCCAGGTAGTCCATTGGATTACCATAAAACAATCTTTTACTGCATCAGGATTAGATTTGATCCACTCTCGTGTGGTACGCATGATGCGTGTGTTTGAACATCCTGCTTGAGCATCCAGGTACAGCACAGCATTTAGCCAGTTGGCTAATTCACATCCAAAGCTGGCACGTTCGTTGTCTGGATGTGGTTGTCGTCCTAGCCCATAAAACAATCCGTCGTCCTGGGCCCATGCGTGTGGATTTACTGCCTCGGCTGCGGCAGCATGGCTATCACCGTTTACATATAGAATCATAGACTTGACGTTGTTTCATGTAATCAATTAAGGTCTGTGCCCATGCGGCATGCGCATCTTCATTGTAGTGTTGCCAGCCAGGCGTAATTTCTTCAAACTCATGTTCCACACAGTAGTTGATGTAGCAAAGATTCTGCTGATAAGGATGGAAAAAGCAATCGTTCCAATCCAGTTGTTCAGCTGAGTTGGCAACTTGGAACGCATTAAACGCATTGAAAAACAAGTGCGGAATGCCACGCTCTTCGAGAATCAAGTGCAGATTGTAAATCTTGTTGTGCCAGTAGTAGCCCATCACACGATGCCACTCGCCTTCTTTCTGAATGTGATTCTTCCAGAACTGATAGCGACGTCGAAACTCTTCGGGAATACGTTGTCCCACATCCAACTGATTGATCTCGTGGAAAGCGCCTTCAAAGTACCACTGCTCACGACCATGCTCAGTCCATCCAATCACCACAAGATCTGGAGTATTGTCTTTGAGGTACTCAAGTGTTGAGTTGTAGATCAAGTCATTGCTGGCACCACTTACAGACAAGTTTATGCCTGTGCCGCCCAAGTGCCTTGATAGTTCACCAATCATGCTACGGCTGCGGTCTTGCAACTCCTCGCCATTCATGTTGGAGTCACCGTTAAACAGTATGTTCATTTTTTAATACTTTTAATTGTTTCTGCTTCAGCAACTCGCTTGCGCAAACTGCTAGAACTAAACGAATGATCACGCTTGTTAAATATTACCTGTACACCACGACCAGCACCTTCATTGCGTCCAGTAAAGTTCTGGTCCTCATATTCTGTGCCCAGAATTCGAACATCTAGTGGTAGAATCAACAACAGGTCAATCAAGTCTTGCTCAGTTTGATAAACAACAACTTCATCTACATAACGGCAAGCACTGAGTTGAATCTGTCGTTCTACTATGCTTTGAATAGGATGATTTTTAGTATCAGGTCTATCAATTGTGGGATCAGTTTGTAATCCACAAATTAGATAATCACAATGATTCTTTGCTTCTGATAACATAGCAACATGGCCAGCATGCAACATGTCAAAGGTTGAGAATGTGATGCCAATCTTTTGCTTTTAGTTCTTTGATGTGATTAAAAATCATGATACTTCACTCCTGCCATTGCCAATATCTTTGCTTTGCACCCAGATACCCGAGTTCTTGATTGCTTGTTCTTGTTCCCAAGTCTCCATCACAACGTGTCTACAAACGTTTTGGAACCATTGATCCACAATGTCTGCATCTACTTTGCCTTGGTAACCGGCCTTGATCAATCTGGCAACAAAGATATCGTTCCAGTCTAGTTCAAATGCACCTTGATGTAGATTATTAAGATCCACATCCATGCCCAACACAGCCACATACGGCTCGCCGGCTTCGGTAGCCAACTGCTTGGCTGTTTTCTCAGGAGCCTTGGCTTTGGGCACAGGCGGTGCTTTGGCCTCTACAGGCTTCTCTACCTTCTTGGGTTTTAAGAATCTATCAAACAAGCCCATTATTTGCCCCAGCCATTGCCCCAGAGATCAACGTGTAATCTTGGGCTATACCAGTAGCCACGTTTGAGTGCTTCGTCAGCAACGTTGATACGATTGCCATCGTACACTGAGACAACACCACCCACGGGCATTACAAACACCGGACCTGAAAACTGTGCAAGCCTGTACTCATCAACAGCACGATCTAGTTCGTCAAAGTCTTGCACCTTCTCAACCACAAACTTGAGATAAGTTATACCATATGTTTCAAGATCAAAGATAATCTCTGGCTTGATTGCTTCTTCCCACTTCTCACCTGACACACTCAGCTTGGGACTGACCGAGAATGTGATCTCACCGTGCCAGTTATTCAAATACAGTTTGAAGTCTCTTGACAATTCTTGAGTACCATTGGTCTCAAATGTAATGTGTCGCAAGCCACGCTCGTGTAGTTTGTCTAGCAATGCAGGGTATGCACGTTGCCAGCCTAACAATGGTTCACCGCCTGTGATAACCAAGTGTACAGGATTGCCATTAGGTTGTTGCCAGTTGCCATGGGGCAACAATGTTGCCATTTTTTCCACCAGCTCATCTTCTGTGTAGGTAGGACTGAGTTCTTTAAACGCAGGATGCCATGACGCATAGCTGTCACAGCCAGTGCTCACCAGTGGCAACTCCTCAAATGTTTTGTAGAGATGCACACTCTTGGCAACTTCGTCCGCTTCCAATGATGCTTCTCCTGGCTTGCAACCAAACCCTGAGCAGGTAAAGTTACATCCAAACATACGAAGGAACACGCTGGGTACACCAACGTAACGGCCTTCTCCTTGTGCTGAGTAGAATAGTTCTGATACTTTAAATTTCATAATTTTTTTGCCTTAACTAGTAGATGCCAACCCAAATATTCTCTAACAGCTTGACGATGCGATTCTGTCATGG